CATGGTCTGGGCCTCGGCCCACCCTGACCGCCCGACGGATCCGTCCGTTGTGGTCGAGGCCCGGATCAGGACGGTGGAGCGCAACGGAAAGAAAGAAGCGCATTGGACCTGGGACGTTCTCGACATCAGAGATGAGCCCAGTTATCGGATCCTGATCCCAGACGGGCCAGACCCCAGCAAGGCCAAGGCAGACATCACAGCCCAGGTGCTTGGTGCTGAGTTCAGCGGAGAGGCCTACCCTTACTTGGTCGAGGGCGAGCCCGTGATGCCTTATGTGCTCTATCACGCGGAGGGCGGCGGCTCTGCGCTGTGGGATCCGTACACCGGCAAGGAGCAGATCGAAAGCACGCTCACCGTGTCCACGCTCTGGACGCTCTGGAACTATTGCGTAAGAGATGCGAGCAGCCCGATCCGTGGGCTGGTCAACGGAGAGGTCCGGGGAGTCTCAACGAAGGGCAGCAACGCGGGCACACGGCGCGAGGTGGCGCACGACCCCACCACGATGGTCATGATTGACCAGACAGGGCCCGGCCCAGTCCAAGCGATGCAGTGGGCTGCGGGCTGTGATCCTGAGCGGCTGCAGTTGGCGATCGATGCTTACGAGCAACGCGCGCTCATCAGCAGCGGCATCAGCCCGGCAGACATCCAGCAGAGCGGGGCGGCTCAGAGCGGCTATGCGATCAGCCTCAAGCGGTCATTCATCCGCGAGCGACAGGCGGCCATGGTGCCTCAGATGGAGGCCGGAGATCGGCGCGTGCTGGCCCTGGCTGCGAGTCTGTGCAACGCGACCGAGGGCACCTCGTATCCAGAGGGCGGCTACAATCTGCGCTATCAGCAGATCCCGCTTGGCGCAGACGAGCGCAAGGCCCGCCGCGAGGCAGCCGCGGCAGGGATCGCTATGGGCACCCAGAGCGTGGTGGATCTCGTCATGGCAGAGCAGCCCGGCTTCACCCGCGAAGAGGCGATCTCTTGGCTTGAGCGCGTGAGACAAGAGCGGGCACTGTTCCCCGCAACCGGAGGTGAATGATGAGCGACGGTATGATCCCAGAAGAGCGACTCAAGGCAGAGGTCGAGAAGCGCAAGGCCGCAGAGGCACAGCGCAAGACGCTCACCGAGCAACTCTCTGAGGTGCAGTCACAGATCAAGACGCTCACCAAAGAGCGCGACCAGTTCGCGGCCCAGGTCGAAGGCGTCGGGGATCTCCGCACTGAGCTTGAGACGGCCCGCGCCGATCTCGCCAGCGGCAACGCCACCAGCACCGCACACATCAGCATGCTAGAGGCGGGCGTAACCAAGGGCAGCGTGCGAGACTTCGCGCTATTCCAGCATCAGCAGCACGTCAAGGCCGAGGGCGACAAGGCGAAGCCCTGGGGCGATTGGTGGGAGGCTAACCGCGAGGGCATGATCGCAGACCTTGCGCCACAGCCCACAGCAGAGCCGACAGCGGAGGCAGCGCCAGAGGCGGCACGCCCGGCCCAGCCCACAACCAACAACGGCGCACAGCCCAGCCCAGCACCCGCACAGACCTACACGCCGGGCATGTATGCGACGATGAGCCCGGCAGACTGGACCGCGAACAAAGGCGACATCCTGGCTTCGCTGAAGGGCGGCAGCTTCTAGGTTGACAGCAGCGCCGCAGGGTGCTTAGCATTGACGAGCCAGCATCCACGGTGCCGCCGACCACAACGGGCGATAAGGGATGCGGGCGCAAGGGGCCATGCCGCCGCCGGGCAGTCGGGCGCAAAGGGCCGATCGAATAACCAAGAGCGCGTTGCGCTCAAGATAAAGGACTGCTCACCATGGCCAACGAAATCACACTAACCGGATCGGGCGCGTCAACTCGTGCCGCCGAGGTATACAACCGGCTCATCCATGAACTCCTGATGGACCCCACGGATCTGCGCGGAGTCGTGCGGAACCTGGGAGACATCGGCGGCAGCGGATCCGCTGTGCTCACCACGGGCACCGTTGATTATGATCTTGCAATGGCCGCAGCCAACGCCGATGAGGTGACCGCCGCCGACAATACTGCGGTGACAGTGGGCGCAGTCTCGCTGACGGTCGCACACCAGATCATCAGCTTCGGTATGTCGGATCTTCACAGCGTCACCGGGGCACCCGGTATGCTCGATCTGCAGGCGCTCGCAGGAAAGGCGGCTCAGGCATACGGGCTGCGCTTCACCGATCTGACTATGGCAGCGGCTGACACCATCACCGCCAACGTCGGCACCAGCGCCGCAGACATGACCGTAGATGACTGGTTCAGCGCTACTGCGACTCTCCAGCAGGCTGTGTGCCCCGGACCGTACACCGCGATCCTGGCACCCGTGCAGGTGACTGACTTGCAGGCCAGCCTTCGCAGCGAGGGCGGCGCGATCCAGTTCCTGCCAGCCACTGCCGCACAGTTGAGCCTGAAGGGGCCAGGGTTTCAGGGCTCCTTCATGGGCGTTGACATCTGGCAGAGCGATTCAGTTTCGACCAGTGGCGGAAACCGTGTCGGCGCGATGTTTGGCGACGGCTGCCTTGGGTACGTCGAAGCCAGCGCACGGGGCAACATGCCCGGAGCGATCAGCGCAGGTGCTCCCGGCTCGCCGGTCTATGCGGAGTTCGTCCGCGCAGGCGACCCCGGCATCAGTCGCGTCGTGGCTCACGCCTTCGTGGCTGTGGGTCTGCTCGAAACGGCCCGAGGTGTGAACATCACCACGGACGCCTAACAACCCGGCGAGCGGGTGGCCGGATCGTCCTTCGTCCGGCTGCCCGCGAACCACCACAGAAGGACGGATGATCGATGTCAGCAATCATAGGCCAGCGGGTAACAGAGACGAACGCGCTTGAATCGGAGAAGCTGCCGCGCTCAGTGCGTGCCCGCCCTCGCTTCTGGTACATCGTGCATCCGCACTGCTGGGCCTTTGACGGTGGCGAGTGGCTGCCGACTCCAAGCAAGATGAGCTTGGATCCTGGCTGCAACGGAGTATCCGACGGCGGCGGGACTGATCTTGCCGTGGCTCAACTCAACCGCAACGGCTGGCAGATCGTGCGACCAAACGATCCGCGCCTGGGTGACTGGCAGTGGTACGTTCAGGAGGTGCCCAAGCAGGGCCGCGGGCGCGTCTATACAAGCGTCTTCGATGAGGCGTCTGTGGTGGGCTCTCGCGTCTTCTGGGATCACGACGACGAGGGCTGGCGCGACTTCCGGCGGCATCTTGTGACCGCTGGGATCTGCGAGCCTATCACGCGGCAGGTCTTCGATCTTGAGGTAGACAAGCAGCGCAGCGCAGTGGATCGGCTGGAGGGCCGGGCGGCTTCCATGCCTCACAATCAGGTGGTGACTTCCCGGCTCGTCAGAGAGCGCGAGCGGCTCGACTCTATGCTATCAGCCCGGCCCGCACATCTGGACGAGGTCAAGCCCAAGCGCAGCAAGCGGCGCAAGGTCAAGGCAACGCGCGTGCAGGAAGAGGCCAGCCCGTGAGCGGAGAGCATCCCAAGGGGCGCGAGGCTGTGGACAAGCTCACGCGCCGCGCGGTGAAGCACGGGGCGGATCCTGCATGGGCCAAAGAGAAGGCACGCAAGGCGATCCGGGCTATGTACCACGGAGAGAAATCAGACAGGCCGCGAGGCCACCAGCGAGACAGCTAACAACACTCGGCGCTTAGGCGTCGCTCTCAAGGAGCGAGTGACATGTCAAAAGGCAGCAAAGTAATTCAGCACGGTGTCAAGGTGAATGACGACGGAGACGTATACATCCGGGTCAACCCTGATGCAGTCACCAGCGGCTTCGCGGCAGCGTCGGGCAGGGCGGGAGAGATCTCCTTCTATCTGGACGAGTCCGGGCACAATCTAAAAGCGTCCGTGGTCTACAGCAACGGCACGACCAGCAAGACCCTCACAGTGGCCTTCGACTAGCCCAAGCCCAGGAGGGTTAGACAATGGCACAGCTACGATCAGCCGCTCAAACGCTGAGCACGTCCTACGGCGCAGCGATCTCTGTGGAGACTGGATGGGACAGCGTGAGCGTCACGCTTGACGATGCTTCGATCGGCTTCATTGTCGAGATCGACGCAGCCAACGAAGAGGCAGTACCCGCGGGATCCTCCTGGGTGCTCAACGCGGGAGCATCCGTCACGTCTGCCTTGTCTCTCAAGGTCAAGTCAGCGAGCGGCACGCCTGCCGCATCCGTGCTCTGGTTCAGGTGACCGCGTGCCGATTCTCAGCAGGGGTGGCGCGGGGCTGGGCTCGTCCTCTGATATAGGAGATCTCAACGCGCCCGGCTGGAAGAGCGGCGGGCCCACCAGCGGCGCGGGAGCTTGGGGCGAGGTAGACGAGGGCGAGGATGAGACCCTCATCTTGGGCTACACGTCATCGACAGGCACGGCAGGCTTTGCGCGCCTGGAATGTACGGGAGATACCGCCGCATTTAAGCTGGTGTCAGTGGAAGGGGAAGACCTCGACTCACCAGCCACCTTCACCAGCCTGACCAATAGCAGCGACTATATGTACATCGCCTTCAAGGGCACGGCGAGTTCAGGCAACAGCGAGATCGAAGTTAAGATCGAACCGGTGATGATAGACACCAGCGCAAAGAGCATGACGATCACGGTGTACGATCACGAGGGCGAGAGCGCCGGGACGCTGACGGCGACCTTCACTTATAGCGGCAGAGTGGAGATCAACCTGACGGAGGCGGCAGACATCGACAACGCAACCGGCTTGGTGTTTGGCACGGGCGGCGTGGGCGGCGCGCTGGAGGGTCTGAAGCGCTCGTCTTCTGGTGGAGTCTGGGGCACCCGATGCCACTCTGTCCGCGAGGTGACTAGCAGCGATCATGCCTACATCGAAGTGACGCCGACCGTCATGAGCACCTCCAGCCCGCACACGGACGCGCATCACTGGATGGTCGGCTTCGGCTACGTGGACGACTTCGCGGCGGGAACCTATGGCTTTGAGTGGATGACGTGGAATGTTTACTGCTGGGGAGGCGGGCCTATCGCAGCACAGTCACCCGGCGGCACCACGCTCACCGATGGCGGCGGGCACCCGTCCGGCGACGGCGACACCACGCTTGCCCAGATGGCCGCGGATCGATCCTTGCGGATCTATATTGAGGATGACGATGTGACGCTGCGATATTCTGACGACGATTGGGAGACCGAGACGACCTTCTGGACCTTTGCGGAAGCGGCAGACATCGCGGGCAATTCAAATCTGGTAGCGGGCTTTGCGATCCACGACGGCAGCGGCTCCAACGTCGGCATCATCGAGGGTATCAAGCTCTTTGGATTGCTTACTTCCTGATGCCACAGGAGACCCTATACGCGCACAAGCACGGGCTGCCTGACTTCCTTGTTAGAGAGCGCGACAACCTGATCGAGTGTCCGGTGTACGCGGCAGGCACGCTCACCGCGCCAGCCTCCGGCACGGTCACGATCTACGAGGGCGGCACGGTGCTGGTGGATGCGGCAGCAGTGACCGTCACCGCCAGCACCGCCACCTATAACGTCACGGCGGCAACACTGCCAAGCACGCTGAGCCTGAGCGATGAGTGGCTGATCGTCTGGTCGCTCGTGCTGTCCGGCAGCGCCCACATCTTCCAGAGACCTGCGGCCTTGGTGCGCCGGGAGCTTCACCCCGTAGTCACGCCCGCCGACTTGACGGCGCTGCACCAAGACGCATCGTCCCTGCTGGCTGCCGGGCAGACCCTGGCGGACTTCCTCGATCAGGCGTGGGACATGGTGCAGCGTCGGCTCTTGGCTGTGGGTCGCCGCCCCTATCTCATCCTGTCGGACTTCGCGCTCTTCGATTGCCACCGGCACCTTGCTGCATATCTGCTCTTCAATGATGCAGCATCAAGCGTGGGCGATGGTCGCTGGTCTGAGATGTCCGAGCACCACCTAGACAGATACGAGCAGGAGTGGGCACGGCTGAGCCTGACGTATGACACGGATGAGGACGGGCTTGTAGAGGCTGACGAGCAGGGCACAGCGGGCACCACTGCTGTTTTCTTTGGAGGTCCGGGCCGAGGGTTCTACTAATGGCGATCGGGGCCTTAGATCGCAGCGCACTGCGCGCACACCTGAGCACCTTACTAGGTGCGGCCTCTGGCGTGGCTGAGTCTGCCTTCATCGATCTTGAGGCCGGGCCGCAGGGACGCGCTCATCAGTATTGGTCGATCGCCTCTATCAGCAGCAGAGACGCAGGCCACCGTGCGCGGGTGGGCGTTGTGATCGGCAAGCGCTACAGCGTACAGGCGCGCGTAGCTTATCGAGTCAACCCCAAGGATCGCGAGACATCCAGAGACGCAGCCTTGGACAATCTGGACGCACTGGAGCGGGCGATCCGCAACAGCAGCAACGCCGCCCGCGCCAACCTTGAGATCGTGGACTGGACGGACAAAGAGCGGCAGAGCGGATCGCGTGAGTGGCTCGTCTGGGACATCGACCTTGGGATCCATTCAGCCTTTGATCTGGCGGGCTCGTGATGGGCGGCGAAGTCAAGGTACTGGATCGAGACCTGCAAGACATGCTTGCCGATCTTGAGATCACGCCATCGCGGGCGAAGGAGCTAACCAACGCACTGGCCCGCAGCGAGGCCCGGTATGATCTCTGGGTGCGCGCGTCGGACTTCGGCTCGGTGGTCAAGCGTCGCAGGGTCAGGCCCACGCTATCCGCACTGAACCCGGAAACGGCGGGCCCCTTGCCGGTCAAGTCTGGGCGCTTTGCTGCTGGCTGGAACTGGAAGATCCACGGGCTCAACGCCACCGTCTCCAGTCAGGTGCCCTATGCAAAGTGGGCGCGCAAGGTGGGAGAGGACGAGGGCGACGGGGTAAAGAATGTCGAGAAGCACTTGCGCGAGGACTGGGACAAGGTGGCGGATGAGATGTCGGTTGCTATCGCCGGGTGGTTCCTGTGAGCGGGGTAGACTTCAGCATCGACGCAGGTCAGCGCCTGGGCTTCAGTGAATCCGGGCTGACAGCGGACACCATCGCAGAAATCGGTGAGGTGCTGCGGGCCATTGGCAACGACGTAGAGGGCCACATCTTCGGCAGCTTCCCCGTCGATACCGGGCGCAGCCTCAGAGCGTGGCGCGTGTTCGTGGATGGCGTCGTGCTGGTCGTGCAGAACCCGGTGGAGTATGTCTCGTTCATTAACGGCGGGACCTATACGGTGCAGGGAGATGCGGCCCAGGCAGTCGAGGATGCTCTGGATAAATCGTGGGCGCGGCTGAGCGGGGAGATCTCCGACATCTTGGCAGAGGCTACGCGCCAGCAGGAACTATTCAGGCAGCCGGAGGGCACGCTTCTGGGAGACTTTGCGCGGGCAGCCCTGCGCCGCCAACTCATGGAAGCGGCGGGTCTATCGCAGATCCCAGGAGGATCGCTCTTTACCTCGTTGCAGCAGGGGTTTAGTATTCAGCGGATCGCACAACGCGAGCGCGGCAGGCAGCGAACTAACACGCGGGCTCGCGCCCGGTAAACAGGAGCCGAAGTCATGTCAGAATCCACGATCATTCACACCAAGCTGGACGGTGTTCTCACGCTGGGCTCACAATGCACGGCAGGCGGCGGCGCATTCAGCGCGTCGGCGGGGATCAACTCGGGAGCAGACACATATACCGTTGCTTACGAGGCGGGCGATCTCAGCCTGACGATCCCGCAGGCTACGATCTCCAGCTATCTCGATCGGGGCAAGTTCACCTTGCCGCCGTCCGTGAGGTACGGCGACGATCAGGCGATCACCTTTTCCTTCTCGGCATACTTCCGCGATCTGACTGACTCATCCGCGCCTGCGCTGGTGGACATCATCAGCAATCAGGGCTATGCGGGCAGCAACTGGGTGAGCACTCTGAGCACCTCGATCGCCGCAGATGATGCCGAGGTGTTCGCCATCGATCTGCGCTGGGTCGTGACCAATCAGGGAGACGCGACCGACGTTCATAAGCTCGTCCTCTCTGCATGCACGGTCAACTGCGCCATCGCAGAAGGCGACCCAAACACCGTGACGATCAGCGGCACGTCCTGGGCTGTTGAGCCTTCGGTGCTGCTCTGATGTCTGGCAAGATCGAGAAGCTGCAAGCGCAGATCGCGGACGCTCGCCGCCGCCGATCCTCGGAGATCAGCGAGCTACAGGCTCAGCTATCCGATGAGGTGGCGAAGGTCAACAACAAGAAAGGCAAGGCCAGTGCGAAAGCTGACACACCCGCGGACGATTCCTGATAGCCCGATCTACTTCTCTGTAGACGTACCCGGCAAGGGGCCGCACGCCTTCCGCCTGCCTCGCCCAAGCATGGCTGCCCGGCTGGTGTCTCCGATGATCTCGTCTGGGATCTGGGACGCTGGCGAGTCGGGCGCAAAGATGAGCCAAGCATCGGCACTGCTCACAGAGGAGGCTGTCGGTGCTGCTGTTGGGACCTGCTGGCGGCACGAGACGCTAGAGCTTGAGGCCAAGCGCAGCCACCACGACAGAGACGCTGACGGGCTGCTTGACTACGGCAGCGCGGTGCTGGAGGAACTCTACGAGGAGGGATACAGCACCGAGGACCTGACCCCGATCATCTCGGCTGTCGGCTCCCGCCTGCTCACCTCGATCCTGCCCGGCCCTGCGGAGGTGGCTGATCAGGTAAATTTTACTGCACCGGGCCCGGCGTTGGCGACCTGATCGCGATCGATCTAGGGGTCAGTCTCTTCCGCGATCCGCACGCTCTTTGGAGGTTTGATCGTGAGACCCAGTGTGACCTTCTGGCCTACTGGAAGATCGCGCGGGCCTCAGACCAACCGCCCGGCAAGGGCTCGGACGTGGTGACTCCGGCCTCCGCGCGGATGATGCTGGGCGCTCCTGCTACCGTGGGAGACCTCGCACACTTCTGGCTCATGACTCACCCGCCACAGAAGAAGCCCACGCAGTCGCGCGCCGTGCGATCTGCCATGGCTGAGAAGTTCTCGCCGGAAGCCGTTGATTGGTGGCTTGACTGACATGGCTGGCAAGCGGATCGAGTTCAGCTTTGTAGGCGATGCCTCCGATCTGGAGCGTGCGCTTCGGTCCGTCCAGAGCGAGGGCCGCGAGGCTGGCGACGAGATGGAGAGCGCAGGCAAGCGCGGCGCTGCTGGACTGAGCAATGCGGAGAAGGCAAGCAAGGCGCTCAAGGCCGGGCTTGGTGCTATCGCTGTAGCTGCCGCCGCCGCCGCTGTTGCCACCAGCAAGATCGTGGGCGCTGCGGTTGACCTCGCCAAGCGAGCCGACGAAATCGCCAAAAGGGCCAAAGCGATCGGCACCACGGCAGAAGAGCTACAGATTCTCACCGGGGCCCTTGAGCTTGGAGGCGTGCAGGCAGAGACGACAGCCAACGCGATCCAGAAGCTGAGCGTCAATCTAGGCATGGCCGCCAAGGGCAGCAAGATGCAGGTCGAGGCCCTTGAGGATCTGGGCCTCACGTTTGAGCAACTCGACAGGGTGCCGTTGGATGAGCGGATCGCGTTAATCGCTGACGGCTTGGGCACGATGACGAGCCAGAGCAAGCGCGCGCAGACAGCGCAGGCGCTGCTTGGGCGCGGTGCCCTGGACATGCTTGCAGCCTTCACCGAGGGCGGCGACGCTATCCGCGAGTCGTCCAAGCTCATCGAGGACGCGGGGATCATCAGCAACGAGACGGCGCGGCAGGGTGAGGATCTAGCCGACGCGCTGACTCTGCTCAAGCGCAGGGCCAACGCCTTGCGGGATGATGCCCTCGCGCCGATGTTGCCGGTGCTTACAAAGCTATCCGACGGCTTGAGTGAGGCCATGGGTGCCGCAGACCCTGAGCAGATAGAGGGCCTCAGTCAAGCATTCAGCCGCACGATGCTTGACGTAGTTGCGCCGTTGCTTGTGATCGTGACTCGCGGATCTGGCAAGGCTGCACTGTCGATCGGCGTCCTGGGCAGTGCGATGGCTCTGGCTGCTCAGGCTGCGCTTGCGATGAATCCGGCCCTTTGGCGGACTCTTGGGGCGGTGCGTGCGCTGACTCTGGGCAACCTGTCGCTCGCTCGGTCGCTCATGGAGGATGCGACGGATGGGATGTTCGCTGTCGGACAGTCCTTTGACGAGCTTATGGAGCAGGCGGACTCGCTTGGCTTTGAGATCGGAGCGATCGATCTTGCTGCGGAGTCGATGCTTGAGGTGATAGCCCGCGCCAGTGCGGAGATCGGCAAGCTCGGAGAAGAGACAACCAAGGCAACCAAGAGCGCTGGCGGGATGGAGGAGGAGCTAGACGACATCGGCACGGCAGCCGAGGGCGCGGCTGAGGGCCTGTCTGATCTCGTTGATACCCTCACCGACTTCGGATCCTTTGACCGCGCCCTAGCGGCAGCCGGGGAGACATTCTCGGAGTTCGCTGACAGACTCATCGATGAGGATCTCTTCGATGAGGCCCTCGACCTTACCCCGCGATTCTCTGCGGAAGATGCGGAGAGCGCTCGCCAGCAGGCGATCAGCCTTGCTCAGGACGTGGCAAATGCCACGTTAGACATCATGTCCCAGGTGAGCGATCAGATCCTGGCAGACCGCACTGCAGCGGCTGAGGAGACGGCAGACAGGCTCAAGGACGTTGAGAAGAGGATCGCCGGAGCCGCCACAGAGACAGAGCGCGAGCGGCTCTTCGAGCACCGCAACATGCTCAAGGCGCGGCAGGCCGCACAGAAGGAGGAGGTGCTTGAGGCGTGGCACGTCTCGCAGGCATTCGCCATCAGCCAAGCCGTGATCAATGCGGCGGCGGGGATCGCGATGCAGCTAGCAGGCACGCCCGGCCCTCCGGCCTTTGTCTTGGCCGCGATTGCTGGGGCCATGGGAGCGGCTCAGGTTGCTGCAATTGCCGCAGAGCCGCCGCCACAGTTTCACGCGGGCGGCATGATCAGTTCTCAGATGCGCGCCCATGACGAGGTAAACATCCGCGCCCGTGCTGGCGAGGCTGTGCTGTCTCCGCAAGGGGTGGCTGCTGCTGGCGGCGCTGGCGGCGTCAACGCTCTGAACGCGGGCGGCGGTGCTGGCGGTGCCAATGTGACGGTCTTCCAAGTGGGACATCGTGCAGTCGATGCCATGATCCACGAGAGCCTGCGCCGTCCGGGCGGCAGGCTTACACGAGAGCTTCGCGCTGTGCGCCCGCGCCGGGTCGGCAGATACAACCCCTACAGGAGTTGACAGATGTCCACAGATCGCAGCGCGTCACGCTATCAAGGGTTGTTGATCCCAGACTCGCGGATCACCATTGACAACATCACGCAGCACGGCACCGGCAACACTGACAGCGACTTCGGGCAGGCGGGCTCAAGGCCGGACGTGCCAAGCCCCACGGCAGATACGGACATGCTTCTGCAGGCAACAGGAGACATGGATGAGGGCGGCTTGCTGGAGGTCTACACGCAGCGCGCCGGGCATCCTGGCAGAGACGGCGCAGGCTTTCTATGGCGAGACAACAGCAGCGGACTGGGGCCCAACTGGAACGGATGGGATCCCTACAGCGTCGTGACTGGATGGGAGACCCTGGTAGAAAGCACAGACGGCAGCGCGTCGGACGAATACCCCGCGATCATCCGGCTTGCTAACGGCAAGCTGCTGTGTGCCGGAGGCCAGACCCCGGCAGGCTCTGGGCAGTTCCAGACCTTCCACCTATACGATCCCACAACTGCGATCTGGACCGTCAAGACTCGCACCCTCGGCAGCGGTCAAGAGCAGACCGGGCCCGCGCTGGTCGAGTTGCCGTCAGGCCGGATCTTGTGGTTCGGCATCGCTCGCCAAACGGCACAGGTGACCGTCTATTACTCGGACGATGAGATGGATACCTGGGCGCTGGCGTCCACGCGCGCTCTGCGGACGGCTTGTAGTGGATCCATTCTCAAGATCGCAGCGGCCTACTCGGCTGGAGAGGTCGGCTTGTGGCTGATGTGGGAGGACGGCAGCAGCAACTACACAATGAGCCAATACGCCAGCGACGATCTCGGGCTGCGCTTTACTCAGGTGGTAGACGACTGGAACGCTGACATAGATGCCTCAACGATCACGGCTCCCGCTGTAATAGCTGGAGACGGTGGCGGCTTCGTTGTGGCTGTGGCTCACCGCGCCGATGGCGAGTCCAGGGTTTACCGGATCGCCTCGGCCTACTCGACATCTCAGACCGCGGTAGATGTTGCTACGCTCTTAGCTACTCACCCCTTTGGAGACAACACGCCGATCGCCCTGTGGCGAGACGAGACGGGATCGATCTTTGTGATGTGCGAACTGCTCACGCACTCAGAGGCCGCGATCTATGTCTCGCACGATGATGCCCGGACCTTCGCCAGCCACAACGTAGCGCGCGGCCTTGACGTGTTCAGCACCGGCAACTCTCCCGCCTTCCTGCGCTTTGCTGTGGCGTCTACCTCTGGCCGGGCGATCATGGTGACTCGGTGGGACGCAGAGCACAGCAGCCACGACGATCAGAGTTTGGCGGCGATCCACCTGGGAGGATACGGCACGCACACCGCCCCGCTCGGAGACTCCGGCACCGAGTTTTCAGACACTGACGGCAGCGGATACGGCGACCAGATCAGCGGCGGCAGCGGCGAGGGCTTCTTCTATGTGCCGATCAACAATGCGGAGAACTCCGGGTGGACGAAGACCGGATCTGCCGGGACCCTGACGACGCAGAGCCGAGCCGGGGTGCTGGTGCCGAGCGTCGCGATCGTCTTCCAGACAGACAGCGCGAGCGGCAATACCAACTTCATTGAGGATGTCACAGCAACGGATCACATCTTCGCGACCTTTGCGGTGACGCTTGCCGACGGAGCGGGCAACACTGCCTCCGATGACGTGGCTGTGAAGGTGCGCCTGTCTCCAAGCGCAGGCGTGAGCCATGAAGTGCGGTATCGCTTCGCGTCCTCTGGCTGGAAGGTGCTCGACGCAAAGACCCCATCGGTGCTGGGCACCGTCACGGAAGACACGACCACGGGCGATTCTCTGATCTATCACCGGGTAGCGATCTCCATGGACGGAGCGACCGCAACGGCCCAGACGTGGTGGGCTCGCGCGGCTCATGTGCTTGAGTGGACAGAAGGCCCAGGCGGCGCGATCGGTGACAACGGAGTCGGCGGCAACAAGTCTGTCATCGAGTTTGGATCCTTCAACGGAGTCACAGACGACGTGGCATCTTGGTATATGTTCGGGCTGTGCGGCTGGGCTGATCGGTGGGCACCGACTCACGACGACGGGATCGGCACAAGCTGGACAACTCCCGCAGACCTGCACCCGCGCAACGTCCCGCCGCTGGGCTCGCCTGCGCTGCTGGACGGCAACACAAAGATCGCAGCCATTGACGGGCCCACGCTTGAGGGCGAGACGTGGACGATCGGCGCGAGCTACGATGGCCCAATCGATCACGCTCTGGACGTGCAAAGCCCGCGCGTGCGGTGGGAGTCTGAGGACGAGGCGGCACAAGAGATCGTCTTCGATCTCCACAATCTGACAGGGGCAACAGCAAGCTCGATGCTCAACTCTTCGATCGGCTGTGCGCTGTTGGGCTGCAACTTCCGCACCGCATACCTTGAGTGGTGGGACGCTGGCGGCACATCATGGGAGACATGGATCACGCTTGACGCTGCGGAGGGCTTTGACGCGCTGAAGTTCACCCGCTCCGGCAACGTCGTCACAGTGAACGCGGCCAGCGCGAACACTGCGGGCCGTTATCTCAACTTCGACGATGTGCGCGGAGCCACATGGCGAGACACGACCAACTCTAAGAGCCGCGAGATCCTGACGCAGACTGAGGGCGCGTGGACGGACAGCACGGCAAAGCGCCCGCGCCTGCTGCTGGACGACGTGGACGACTCAGAGGCAGACACCGGAGACTGCCGGATCTGGTTCCCCGACATGCTGGGGATCGCCCACGAGATCACAGACGGGCCGCGATATATCCGGCTGCGGATCCCGGCGAGCCAGGGCACGGTGAGCGGCACCTACAAGATCGGCCAGATCCTGATCGGCTCTCTGCTGATCTTCGGCCACCAGCCAAGCCGAGGATTCACCACCATCACCACGTCAGGATCCACCGTGCTGGACTATCCAGACGGCAGCACCAGAGCGCACCGCACAGGCCCGCCGCTGCGGGCCCTTGAGCTATCGTGGAGCGATGGAGTGGACGCCAGCCAGACACAGGCAGCCTCAGCGGTTCCCGACTACGTAGCGGGCACCACAGGCGGGCTCCCGGTTGCGACGCGATCGGACATCGCCCGGACGCTTGAGGGCGCGCTACGTGAGGCGACATCGGCTGATGCTCCAGTCGTCTACATCGGACGGATCCCGACCAACAGCGCAACGCCTGACACTATCAACAACCCGCGCCAGTTCATGTACGGGCGCGCTTCGGGCGAGTTCAGGCGCGAGCACATCACCGGAGATGAGACGGTGGGCGAGGTGGATCGGATCGCAACGATCACCATCACCGAGGTGGTCTAGTGTCCTTCCTGCCCGCCAATCTGGCTGGCTCCGATCTGGTCTGGCTGCTCGACGTTGACTGGCTTGGCCGCTCGCTGCGGCTGTCTGAGCAGCACCGCCGCGCACCCTTTGGCGAGCATCACGCGATGGTAGATTACCTGCCGGGCCTCGACATGGGCGGGAGCGTGGATCAGGTGCTGGACCTGTTCGCGGATGCTTCGTCGCTGCCGTCCGTCTCGGTGACTCTGAACCTCGCCGGGATCGTGGATGTGCCAGCGGAGATCGCGGCGGGTCGCGACTTCTCGGCAGCAACCGGCGTGCTGTCTCTGTGGGCCGAGGGAGACTCGACGGAGGACAGCTACCGGATCGTTGTTGTCTCTGGGCGGTTCCGCGCGCCTGAGTATGGCAGCGCAGCGGAGCCGATCACCGCAACGCTTGAGGAGTTCCCAGCGACCGAACCCGACTTGATCCCAGACTTCCGCGAGCGCGTGAATGATGACACCTGGGCAGATCATGCAGAGCCCGCGGCGCTCATGTGGTACCCGCAGATCCTGGGCAGCCCCGGAGCGGGCGAGACCTACGGATCTGCTGCGCTCTTTGTCGATACGAACGCTTCTGGAAACAAGCACCTGCTGATCGCCGGGCATGCGGTGCAGGCGGCAAGCGTGGGAGTCCTGAATGCCACCGACGGCACAGACGACAGCGCCGTTGCTGTTGAGCACCAGACGGACGGCAGCGGTCGGACGGTGGCGATGCTGGACTGTGCCGGATTTAATGAGGGGCTTACCACAGACGACGACGCCGCCTATTGGATCAAGTGGCCCGCCGATGCCGGAGGACACGCAGACCACGACGGCGGGGCGATCAGCGGCGCGGGCTCTGTCCTGCGCTGGCTGCTTGAGCGATCGTCGCTGCGCTGGGATCGTGGGCGACTGGCTGCGATCCTGCCTGCGCTCAATGCCTACCGGGTTGACTGTGCGATCCAGGCTGCGCCAGATCGTCGGGTGGATCCGTGGGCCTACATTCAACAGCACCTGTTGCCGATCCTGCCGATCACTCCAGCGCACGCCACGACATCCGGCGGGCTGGCCTTTGTGCTGTGGCGGTTTGACGCGCTAGCGGGCGATGCTATCGCACACCTGCGCGCTGACCGGGCAGAGGTGCAGCGGCAGACCGCCGTGAGCTTCTCGGACATCGACGGGATCGCCAACGAATACCGGCTCGCATACGCCTTCAATGCGGACACCGGCAAGCCAACGAAAGACTATACGCTGAGCGGTGATGAGCTTGTGATCGCTGGTGGAGCCAGCAGCAACAACTACTGTCGCGTATCCGCGGGCAGATACGGCAGCAGGGTGCGGGAAGACAGCAGCGAGATCATCTATGACGATCCGACGGCTGCGAAGGTCTGCGGCTGGTGGTCTCGCGCCTTTGCTCTGGCGTCCCGGTCTGTGTCATATTCCGCGCCGTCGTCATTCGGTTACTTGGAGCTTGGCGATCCTGTGCTATTGACGGACGCAGAGATCTCCTTCTCGTCGCAACTCTGTCTCGTGTCTGCGATCCGTTGGATGTCTGGCCGTTCAATGGAGATCACCCTGCGGGCTATTGAAGATCCCGCCCGTGACCCGCGCACCCTGTAGCAGTAGGATGATGACACATGCAGACACTCCACGCGCTCTCTGAGGCATGGCCGATCGTCACCGGGATCGTGCTTGCAATTATCACTGCCGCCGCCTGGGCTTCCAAGATCCTATTCATGCTCAAGGGGATCGAGTCGAAGATCGATTGCATGGGCCAGAACATCGCAACACACAAGCACGATCCAGAGACCGGCAGCGTGGTGATCCCGGCTCGCTGATGCCCGCCTTTAGCAAGCGCAGCCTTGGACACCTGCACACCTGCCATCCCGATCTCGTGATCCTGTTCAATGCTGTGATCAAGCGTTACGACTGCACGGTGCTGGAAGGCCAGCGCAGCGAGGAGCGGCAGCGCGAGCTTGTGCGAACAGGCAAGTCTCGGACCATGTTTAGCAAGCACTTGGCCGAGCCCCTGTCGCTGGCCTGCGACGTGGTGCCGTACCCGGTCGAGTGGACGCGCCGCGGCCAAGAGAGGATGCGGCACTTTGCGGGCTTCGTCTTTGGGGTTGCATCTCAGCTAGGGATCAAGGATCTTCGCTGGGGCGGCGACTGGAGCGGCGACGTTTGGACGAGCAGAGACGGTCTGCGCGATCAGTCATTCATGGATCTCCCTCACTTCGAGTTGAACAGATGACAGCCAAACAAGAGCGAACCCTGACAGCCCTGGCGATCCTTGCGATCCTGGGCCTCATGTCTTTGATGTACTGGAGCGACGGAGGCCCGCCCACGTTCAGCGACGACGACGACAGCGCGGACGACGACGACTCGGCGGGCGACGATGACAGCGCAGATCGATAAGAGGATCGCGGGGCTGGCGGTCAGCCTCGGCACCGCTGCGATCCTGGGCGGCGCTGCCTGGGTGCGTGACATTGATGTGCGCGTAGCTCTGCTGGAAGACGACCTGACGGAGACCGTGGAGATCGTGGCCCTGCTACATCCGCCCGTCAGGGCCTCTGTGCGCCACGCTGAGGCGTTCCACGCGGCAGGGGCGAGGCAGGACAAGGCCCAGCAGCGGCGGGAGCTTCTGCAGCAATTGCAGGCGCGCGCCGGGCGTGTAGAATATGCGGGCGATGACGACGACAGCGCGGGCGATGATGACTCGGCTGGCGATGACGACAGCGCAGGAGGTGCAGAGCATGGACAAGATCCCGGCCCGACTTCGTAGTCGCAAGTTTTGGCTTGCAGTCATGGGCGCTCTGATGGGCATCGCGATGCCGATCATCAACGGAGAGATCCCGCCGGAGCGCGGCCTTGAGGCTGCGGCTGCTGTGCTGGTTTCCTACATCCTCGGCCAAGCATATCAAGACGGCAAGGCGGCGGAGTAATGCCCACCGCGAAGAAGAAGCCCACAGCCAGGAAGCCGACAGCGCGCAAGCCAGCGCCCAGGAAGAAGCCAGCGCCCAGGCGCAGCGAGGCCGAGGCCACCAGATCCCGTAGGCTTGAGCACAAGCGCAAGGCAGCCGAGGCTATCGAGAAGCACTCGGGCCCGGTGCTGAACCTGCTGTCTGAGGTAGTCCACGATCTCGCCGATGAGGTAGAGGGGCTGTCCCAGGTTGAGGAGGATCTGGCGCACTGCATGGAGCTAGCGCACCGCATCGACAAAGCGATCAAGCTGAGCGATCCGATCCTTGAAGCGCTCGACGGGCTGATCATCTTCTTTGTGGCTGCCGCCGCCGTGGGCATCTACAGATCGATCGAGCGCCGATCCCGCATGAAGGGCAAGCGGCTGGACCGTCTCCGCAAGAAACTGGAAGACCGAGGCCCGGCGATGTCCAAGCTAGCCCGGCAACGGCTGGAGAAGCGGATCGCTAGGCTGGCTCGCTAGCAGCCTCAAGCACATCACGCGCCCAGGTGGTGGTGGGCTTGCCCGCCTTCTTCGCGGCTGCCTGGATCTTGGCCCACTTCTGATCGTTGATCCTGATGCTGCGGTGGCGCTCGACCAGGGCAGCCGCGCGCTTCTTTCGTCCTCGCTTGGGTTGTTCCGTGGGTTGTTCCTTGGGCTCTGCCTTCAGCATGTCTGTCTCCTGTGCCCCTTGCGGGGTGAAGTGGGATAAATAGGCCGCGCGGGTCGCGGCTACACTGTCGCAGGGGTAACGCCGACCCCCTTCTAGGTCGCCAAAGCATGTGCCGCAGTGGGCGGGCTCGCTCATGTCTGTCTCCTGTGCCCCGTGGGGCGTTGTGGGTGGCTAGGTGTGTGACTTGCCTCGGGGCACCGAGCGGCCAGTGATTCGCCTGCTTGCCCACTCCTCAGCGCACGTCATGGTGCAAAAAAGGCTGCGGCCAAGCCGCCCGTAGGTGCCTATCGGCTCGTAGATGTAGCGCATGTCTGTTCCCGTCGAACTGACGTTCACGTTATCCACCACTCGCCGCCCCTCAGCCAACAGCTTGCGGCAGTAGCGGCACAGCGGCCTGCCATCTTTCGTTTTATAGCGAGGGCTCACGGTCGCCGCCCTTCGGCCCAGCTAGGGTCGAACGTGGGAGTCCCGAGCAGGGTGTTCTCGGACAGCACCCGGCGGAGGTCATTCAGGAACAGGCCCGCTTCGGCCGCCAAGACCCTCTCGCCTGTGCTGCCCTTGGGCTGGTGCTTGTGGGGTGGTGTCGTCGGGCGGTCCATCATCCAGAGAAGCAGTTGTGCCGCCCGCATGAGGAGGCAGCAGACTATCTGAACCTGCTCCTCTGTGAGGGTCGCCTTGCCTGTGGCGACGTCTTGTACTTGTTTCATATACATGGTGTCCTCCTGCGCCGGTACGATGCCCCGGCTGGCTGTGGTGGTTAGCGGCTTGTGCAGACCTCGATGCCGACCACCCAAACACCGTCCGCCAGGAAGATGTCGTCTAGGGTCAGACACTTGGCGTCTTCTGCGCTGATCGGCTCGTAGTCGCCGAACTTGCAAGATGAGTCGCCGCATCCGCACCAGTCGATCACGATCGGGGTGGGGGTGCAGGTTCCGCGAGGGGTTTCTGTTGTCTTGGCTGCGCTCATTGTCTCGTCCTCCGGTGGCCTGATGTGACCATCTGCGTATAACCTAGCGCGTATCCACGCCTACGGTCAAGGAAGTATCCACCTTTATTTTCACGGCAGAGCAGTGCCCCTTCCGTGGCGTGGTGGTTAGGTGGTCAGGTCGATCTGTAGTTGGGACTCATCCGCTGCGAACTCCCTCAATATCTGGAGCGCGTCCGCTGGCTCTGCCCCGTGGATCAGAATGGCCCGATCAAACGCCTCCCGGATCTCCCGCGCTATGGTGTCGCGCCGCTGCTCCGTGAGGGGTCGAGGGCCGATCCATGGGTCTGCTGCCGTGATGCTTGTTGCTTCGTTCATGGCGTCCTCCTGCCGGACGGGCTCCGGCGGGCCGTTGGGGTTAGTAGTCTCTTTCGCCGATCCCATCGGACGCCGCCATGCACATGAGATCGAATCCATCGGCATACTCGACCACTATTTTAGTGATCGGTCCGTAGCACTCGGGCTGCTCTGCCTTCACGGCTACAGCCTCTCGCTTCGTCTTGGTGCGGATGTCGTAATTCCTGTGGCTCTCTCTGGTGTAGCTTGCGTGCCAGTAAGTGAGTCTCATCGTCTTGTCCTCCGCGCTGCTCAATGCAGCAACTAGAGAGAGCGTAGCGCGTATCCACAACAATGGTCAAGGAAGTATCCACCTTTCTTTTCGCACAGCCACCGACAGCAGAGCAGCACCGCACATAGCAACGCCCCGCGGAGGACACCAACGGGGCGCTGCTGGTCGGCCCGGGTTGAGGACGGGCCGAGGAGTGGGGGAGGGTCAGCCTAGCACGGACTCCCGGCGATTAAAGAGCGGAGCGTCTCCAGTGATCCGAGCCTCTGCGATCTGGATGTACTCAGGATCAAGCTCGAAGCCCAGGAACCGGAAGCCCTCGCGCAGGGCTGCGATCCCGGTGGTGCCGCTGCCGCAGAAGGGGTCTAGGATCAGGCTGCCGGGTTGCCCGCCCACGAGCCTGCATAGCCAAGCCATGAGGGCGACGGGCTTTACAGTGGGGTGGTGGTTCCTGATCGGGCTGGCCTCCGTGAACTTGCCCGCCGCCCTCGCTGCGGAGGTAGCGATCCCGGCGCGGATCCCGGCTCTTGGGTTGTTGAGTCCAGCGGATCCCGGCTTCCGTCCTGTGGCCTCTGCCGCGGTGGATGCCGGGAGATGCCCGCAGCCCGCCTCACGCTCTGCCCTGGATGCCTTCGGGCACGCGAACACATTGGCGGGCCAGCGGCCTAGGGACGATGATTCTATGTCCTGAAGCGGGGCCTTGGCGCTGCCGTAGATCGGGGAGGTGCCGTTAGGCCGCGCCGTGTCGTCGTTCTCCTGCGGCCCAGGCCATGCCGGATCACCGTGCCCGTACCTGCACCCGTCGATGTTGAGCGCACCTGTGCCCCACTTCAGGACGTTCTCCGCGACTGTGCCGTCCAGCGGCTTGCGGGCCAGGGTCCACGGTTCGAGGCAAGGCTTGAGCGCGGTGCCGTAGCCTTCCCACTTGCGGGCGTCGTCGGTGGCTGGTGCTGTGATGGGGTGCCCCGGCTCGGTGGAGTAGTCGCCGTGCGCCACGCTCGACCCGATCCCCTTGGGGCGGCGACTTGCAAAGGCTCCCTGCCCCACCACCTCACGCTTTGCGCCGTGATGCGCGTCAATGGCCTTGCCGACCGCGAGCGATTTTGGGAATCCTTGCCACTGCTGGTGCGCGCCCAAGTCTCTGATCATCCACCCGGCATCCTCAAGCCCGCAGATCAAGCGGTGGATCGTGCGCTGCCCGCCAAAGGCTACGATGTGCGATCCGGGCTTGCAGACCCTCAGACACTCCGCGCCCCACTCCTTGCCGGGCGGCAGCGCGTCCCATTGCTTGCCCATGAATCCCAGCCCATAGGGCGGATCCGTCACGATGGCGTCGATGCAGTTGTCAGGCAGAGCCCGCAGCAGGTCGAGGCAGTCGCCTTGCTGGATGTCCCAGGTCCTCACCGCCCCGCCTCCCTGACTTCGATCGCCGTCAACTCGATCGCCCGCTGGCAGCCGGGGCACTTGCGGCGCACCTGGGCAGGCTTCAGCCGGTGCGAGCGCTGGCAATGGGCACACCTAGCGAGGCGGCTGCGGAGCCGGTAGGGGTTGGTCTGGTGCCTGATTCTGTACTCTGCGATTCCCACCTTGCGCCGCCACAGGCAGATCGTTTGAGGTGTCACGTTCAGCCACTCGGCCACCTGCTGATCGCTTGCCAGCGGGAAGGCTAACAGCACGTCGCCGAGAGCCCATCCGATCGTTGGATAGGTGTGCCCCTTCCAATAGACGCGCCGTGCCCTCACAGCGGCACCTGTGGTCTGCATGCGGCGATCGTGTCCTGCATCGCCTCGGCGCAGTCCTGGCAGATCACCGAGACGATCAGGACGGGCGGCTTCTCCTGAGCCATAAGCTCGCACGGCACCGCGACATTGTGCCCGGTGAGATAGCCGCACCAGCCACAGCGATCCGCGTTCTCGACAGCATGATCAGCCGCTGCCTGCATGGACTCAAACGACCTCACCGCATCGCCTCGACAGCATCGCCCCAGCAGAGCCGCACCTCTGTGCGCGGCTCATCATAGGGATCGTCTGCTGCGTACACCTTGACGGCATGCAGAGAGCAGATCAGCGAGTCATCGGCAAGCACGGATCGCCCGTCTGCCGTGAAGCGTTGCAGGGCGTCAGCGCAAGCTTTTAGGCAGTTGTCTAGGTCCGGGCGCGAGACGTGAGGGAGCCTGCGCGGGTCGCACTTGCATGGCCGCTTGTGCTTGCACCTCAGCCGCTCGGGCCGCTTGAAGATGCTGACCACGGTTAGCTCACAGGGCTGGGCCAGTGGTGGACGGTCGCCCCACGACTCAACGAAGAGCGCCGCTGCCTCGGCCTCAAAGACCTGCGTCTTGGCTGGCGTGTAGCTGACCACGCCTCGCCCGCGCCGGGCGAACCTGGGCCGACCCTTGGCGACGGGGTCACCGTAGATCGTGCAGGTCCAGCACTCCAAGCCCTCAACGTCTGACATCAGCGGCCCCACCATCGCCAGCGACCGCGATCACTGCTGATGTGATCGGCCTGCTCATCGCGCGCCCACTGCCGATCCTCTTCGGTGAACTCCTCGACGGGATCCGCGGTGGCCCCTGTCGCAGCCTGTGCGGCAAGCTGAACGTGCTCCAAGCTCATCTCGTGCAGTGGCTTGCCGCAGCACCGGCAACGGCTCCCTGGCGGCTCTGCGGCTCCTCTGTGGGTGCCGTCGTCGCAGTCGTTGAGGTGGTTGTATCCGTCGTCGATCATGTCAGACCTCCCACAAGTGTTTGCCCGGCCTCAATGAGCCGATCGTGTGCCAACAGCCTGCCCATCGTCTCCACTGTAGCCGGGCCGCCGACCTCCGAGATCATGCGATCCCGCTCGCACATCATCCACTCAAGCCATCGGCCAACGGCGGCGGCTGTGTCCTGTCTCGCCCGCTCGTCAACCTGGGCCGCAGCGGCCCGGAGCAGGTCAAGCTGTGATCGCTCCGTGTCGGTTAGCCACGCCGAGGCAGGCACGCCATCCACGGCAGCCCGCGCTGACTCGTCTGGGTAGATGGTGGCTACCGCGATCCGCTCAGCCAGCGCAAGGCCCGGTCTGGTCCCGCCCGAGATGATCTTGCTGATGGTCGCCTGCGAGGCTCCCACCCGAACAGCAAGGTCGTTCTGCTTGAACCGATGGCGGCTGAGCCACGCTCGCAACATCTCCCCGCCTGTGGTTGTTGTCGTCATGGTTAAAAGGGGATGTCCGAGAGGTCATCCTCGGGATCTGCCGTGCCGCTGCCGGGCGATGGTGCTTTGCTATAGGGTCGCTCGGTGGCTCCGACATCGTGAGCGTCTGGGCCCTCGACACGGACACCGGAGCACACGATCGAGTAGTAGAGCTTGCCCTGGTACTCGCGCATTTCAAGCTGACCGGTGACGACACAGCCAGAGCCGCGCCCGCCGCGCATCAGATCGCGCATCGCCCACTGATTGAAGCAGACCAGATCGAACCACATCGTAGGCTTGTCTTTGGGCTGGCTCACGCCCAGCCGACCCTTGGCGAAGGTGCGCGCGTTGCCCTCCCTCTCTTCTGGGTCTGCGGCCAGATGTCCAAACACCGTGAATACGTTGATCATCGTACTGCCTCCAATCGTGCGGCCTCTGCCGCCTCGCCCAGCATGTCGCCGTAGGGCGTGCCGTTGTCGTTCTTCTCTTGAAGCGCCGCCAGCACGTCACCGGGATCCTCGCTCATGGTCTTGAGTGACCAGTTGCCGCCAGTCACCCAGCGGATCACAGCGTCTGCAGCTTCCTCGCTGGCACAGCCGACCTCGTCATGCAGGATCCGCTTGGCCTTGCTGTATTGCTGCTGTGCCGTGCTGGCTTTCTTCTCGGCCTCTTCTGCCTCTGCCGCGTAGTCTGAGTCTCCGGGATCGTCCGTCTGTGCGACAGATCCCAGCCCGGCCAGTTGGTAGCGGCGCAGGTAGGAACTCGCCTTGCCGATGCCGGGCGGCTTCACCTTCTCGCCAGCCAGCGACACAGAGCACCGCGCGACCTCTAGCGACTCTGCGCCAAAGTAGATCGTGGTGACGATGGTCGCGGAGTCCTCAGCGGCGCAGCCGTTGACGCTCTGGACGCATGCGATCCCATGCTTGGCGAGGTGAGGGATCACAGCGTCGCGCACCGCAGACAGGTCGGCGTAGCTGCTCCTGAAGTGCGAGTTCTCCGCGTTTTTTCCCACGTTACTCATCTCTGCTTGGGCGGCTGCTAGTGCCTCCGCTAGGCTCTCGTGTTTACTTGCCATTGGTGTCCTCCGGGTTGGCTGTTGCTATCAGGTGGCTCGCGGTGCAGTCAGCACAGCGCGCGGTGAATGTGGATCGGCCATGCTCTGCCATGATGTGCAGGGCTTCAGACCCGCAGAAGTCACAGGGGATCGGCGGCTCAAGCCCGGTAGCCTGCCTGCGCGGGCCTGGATCGTAGTCTCCGAGGGCTGCTTGGATGCGGCTATCTGGCATCGGCCCACGGGCTCCCGGTCTTGGTGTCGCCGCCACAGATGCACTCGTCCGGCGGGTGGTAGCCAAACCGATCGAACACATGGAAGACGATCAGAGACAGCGCGGCCTGCGCCTCGTTGCGCGTGGCGTTGGCCTCGCAGGCCACCCAGTAGCCGAGCGTTGGGCTGAAGCCTGCGACTTGCTCAGCGAGTTGAAGGCGGCGCTTCTTTTCATCT